CGCTCTATTGGTGTTGGGGCTCTTGGCTTTCATGCCCATTTACAGAGGGCTGGTTTACCTTTCGAATCCGCACTTGCAAAGTCAAGAAACGTGGAAATCTTTAGACATATTAGACGAGGATTAGATGAAGCAAATCTGGAACTCGGGTCAATTAGAGGAGAAGCTCCTGATGCTGCTGGTACTGGTCTTAGGTTTTCTCACCTTATGGCTGTTGCTCCCAATGCTAGTTCTAGTATTATTATGGGTAACACTTCTCCTAGCGTAGAACCATACAGAGCAAATGCTTATAGACAAGATACTTTATCTGGTTCATTTTTGAATAAAAACAAATATTTGGATAAACTGATAAAGGAAAAGACTAATGAAAATGAGTATAACAAGGTATGGAGCAACATTATCGCTTCCGACGGATCCGTACAACACCTTAATATACTCAATGACAGGGAAAAGGACCTCTTCAAGACGAGTATGGAGATTGACCAAAGATGGGTTGTGGAGCACGCATCTGACAGACAGAATTACATTGACCAGGCTCAATCCATTAACTTATTCTTTCGGCCGGACTGCGACGTAAAGTATTTACATGCTGTTCACTTTATGGCATGGAAACTTGGATTAAAAACTTTATACTATTGTAGATCTGAGAAAATTGGCAAAGCAGATAAAGTAGCAAAAAAGATAGAAAGAGAAGTTCTAAAAGAGCTTGATATGAGTGCATTGGCAGCTGGAGAGAAAAGAACTAAAGCTCAAGTATATGGAACTGAAACTTGCATTTATTGTGTAAAAACAAAAAATGAATTAAATCTTCGTGGTATACCGTTTGATTTTATTAATATAAACGAAATAGGTAAAACAGCAGCAGAAGTAACTGGAAGACCTGTCACATCTGTACCACAAATTTATATTGAAGGTAAATATATTGGTGGATTTACACAAATGATGAAATATTTTGAAAATGAAATTGAAAGTGGTGATGAATGTGCCGCATGTGAAGGTTAGTGTTAGAAGTAATTAAAACAAGTTCAGGATATTGGGTTATAGGCTATATTAGTACATTTGGAGGACCTTTTATCACAGAACAACAAGCAGAAAAACATAAACATTATTTGTTAAAAAAATGGGGTTGGGATATATGAAAGTTGGTTTTACATGTAGTACTTTTGATTTGTTGCATGCTGGTCATATACAAATGTTAAGAGAAGCAAAATCAATTTGTGACTATTTGATAGTTGGTTTACAAATAGATCCAACAATTGATCGAAAAGAAAAAAATAAACCAATTCAAACAATCGTAGAAAGATATATACAACTACACTCTGTGAAGTATGTTGATGAAATAATAACATATTCTACAGAAAATGACTTGGAAGATATATTAGCAATGTATCAAATCCATATAAGAATAATGGGCGTTGAATACAAAGATAAAGACTTTACAGGCAAAGATCTTTGTAGAAAAAGAAATATACAGCTGTATTTCAATAAAAGAGATCACAGATTTTCAACATCTGACTTGCGTAAGCGAGTCTGTTTAGAGGAGAAGTAATGTTACGAGACGAAAGACAATATTTTAAACCATTTAATTATCCATGGGCCTATGAAAAATGGTTAAAGCACGAACAATCTCATTGGTTACACACTGAAGTGCCTATGTTAGAAGATGTAAAAGATTGGAAGAAAAAACTAACTGATTCGGAAAAAAACTTTTTAACAAATATTTTTAGATTTTTTACGCAAGGCGATATTGATGTTGCTGGTGGATATGTACAAAATTATATTCCACACTTTCCACAACCCGAAGTAAGAATGATGTTATTGGGATTTGCTGCAAGAGAAGCATTGCACATAGCAGCATACTCACATTTAATTGAAACATTAGGTATGCCAGAGTCAACATATTCAGAGTTTGCAGAATATGAAGAGATGAGAGCAAAACACGATTACATTGTAGATTTATCTTCTAAGAATGGAACAACTGAATCAACAGCTGCCCACATTGCTGCATTTAGTGCATTTACTGAAGGTATGCAATTATTTTCATCATTTATTATGCTTCTTAACTTTCCACGTCATGGAAAAATGAAAGGAATGGGTCAAATAGTAACATGGTCTATTGTTGATGAGACACAACATACAGAAGGTATGATTAAATTATTTAGATCTTATGTTGAAGAAAATAATGAAATATGGAATGATAGTCTGAAAGGTAAGATATATACAATTGCAGAGAAGATGGTTGAACTAGAAGATAAGTTTATTGATTTGTCTTTTGCAACTGGAGCAATTGAAGGTTTAACAGCACATGAAGTAAAAGAATATATTAGATACATAGCAGATAGAAGATTAATTAGTATGGGAATGAAGGGCATATATAAAAGAAAGAAAAATCCTTTACCATGGGTTGAAGAAATGATTAATGCACCAACACATACCAATTTTTTTGAGAATAGAGCAACAGATTACGCCAAAGGTTCTTTGTCAGGTGGTTGGGATAAAGTTTGGGGTAGAGCTGCTTAATGTTGAGATATACTTGTGATGAGTGTGATGCTAAATTTATGGTTCACTACGAATTGGATGAGGATATGTACGAAGTTAATTTTTGTCCAGTTTGTAGTGCACAAATTGATAAAATTGAGGAGATAGAGGAAAGAGATAATATGGACCCATTTCCCAATGTGGATATATAAAGGAGAAGAATTTAATGAACCGGGGGATAGCTACGGGTTTGTTTATATTATTACTAACACTACCAATGGCAGAAAATATATTGGCAAGAAACTTTTTTGGTCTCTTAAACGGAAAACCGTCAATAAAAAGAAGAAAAAAGTAACAGTTGAATCCGATTGGAAAAAATATTGGAGTTCATCAGAAGAACTTAAAAAAGATATAAAAGAATTAGGTGAGGATAAGTTTACAAGAGAGATTATACATTTATGTAAGTCTAAAGGCACAGCTAACTATCTTGAGGCAAAAGAACAGTTTTTGCGCACAGTTCTAGAAGACTCTGAAAAGTGGTATAATGGTATAATTAACGTACGAGTAAACAGAAGTCACTTAAAACTATGACATTTATATTTCTACTATTTGGTTCAGCTTTATTTCTTTCAGCTGTTGCTGCATTTTATTCAATTGTTGGATTAGTTTCAATCTTTCCAGCCGCAGAGATTCCTATAATAATTATGGGAGTTAGCTTAGAGATATGCAAGCTAGTTGCAGCATCTTGGTTGTACAGAAACTGGACTACATCTCCGCGCTTTTTGAAATATTATTTTAGCTCAGCTGTTGTTATACTCTCGTTTATAACATCAATGGGTATATTTGGTTTTTTATCTAAAGCACATATAGAACAAACGACTGTAGCAGGTGATAACACACTTCAGATTGGATTAATAGATAAAAAGATCCAGAGACAACAAAAAAGAATAGATGATGCAGAATTAGTTATATCCCAACTCGATCAATCCGTACAAACATTAATGAATTATGATAGAGTTAGAGGTCCAACTGGAGCTATTGCGACTAGAGAAAAACAAAAACCAGAAAGAGTTGATCTTAATAAAATTATAGATGATGCACAAGTAATAGTATCTGATTTACAATCACAAAAGTTTACACTTAATAAACAACAGATAGTATTTGAAGCTGAAGTAGGCCCTATAAAATATATTGCGGATTTTATTTATGGCGAAGCTGATAAAAAGCTCATAGAGAAGGCTGTTAGGGGTGTGATAATAATTATAGTACTTGTATTTGATCCTCTTGCTATAATTTTATTAATAGCAGCTAATAGAGAAGTCAAAGTAGTGTATGGTATAGATTTAAATAGAAGAGATAGAAGAGGCAGACCAAAAGGCACTAAAAATAAAAAAATAATAACGGTTAATTTAGATGAGTATGATGATTCTAAGGAAGTAGTAGATAAAAATGAAATATCCGAAATACCAAAAGAAGTTTTAGATAAAGTATTTAAACAAGAAAAAAGAAAAATAAAACCAAATAAATTTGGCCAAAATCAAATTAAGTAAACTAACCAAATAGTAACGTTGAATATTATATTTTTTTAAGTTACAATATATATTCGACAAAAGGTGATACATGATTATAGTAGATTATTCACAAACAGTGATTTCCAATATTATGGCTGATATTGGTAATAATAAAAAAGCCAAATTAGATGTAAATTTAATTCGTCATATGGTTATTAATACTGTAAGGAGTTATTACACTCAATTTAAAGATGAATACGGAGACATGACAATTGCATGTGATAGTAAAAAGTATTGGAGAAAAGATGTTTTTCCTTTTTACAAAGCTAATAGAAAAAAAGCAAGACGAGATTCAGGATTTGATTGGAATTTAATTTTTGATACTATTAATATGCTTAAAAAAGAACTCAAAGATAATTTTCCTTGGGCAGTAGTTGAAGTGGAGGGAGCAGAAGCAGATGATATTATAGCTACCTATGTTAAAAAACATTCAAATGAACCTATTATAATAATATCAGGTGATCATGATTTTATGCAATTGCAAAAATACGATAAAGTTAAACAATGGTCTCCAATAAAAAATAAATTTGTTAAATGTAGCATTGATCCAAAAGATGTGTTATTTGAACATATTATTAAAGGTGATAAAGGTGATGGTGTTCCTAACGTATTAACTGATGATGATGCAATTGTGAAAGGTAAAAGACAAAGACCAATACATTCTAAAAAATTAGAAGCGTGGAAAAAAAATCATGCTGAAATGCCTCAAGATTCAACTTTTGTGACTAATTATGAAAGAAATCAGACGTTGGTTGATTTATCGAGGATACCACAAGATATAGAAGATGCTATTGATTTAGCCTTTATTAAAGCTGAGCCTCCTTTTGATATTGAATTAAACAAAGATATATTAAAAAATTATTTTAATGAGCATAAACTTAGTAAAATGTTAGATGTTATAGAGGAATTTGTATGAGAAATTTAGTTTCCGAAGTATATGATATGGTAGAAAAGCAAGCCAATGATTTAGACAGATTAAATTTATTAAGAAATGAAGCATACATTAATAAGGTTGTTGGTCATTTGTTAGGTTATAACTTTAATCCAAGTGTTGAATTTTTATTGCCCAAAGGAAAGCCTCCATTTAAAAATGAGGGAAAACCTGCTGGTATGGAAGACACTACACTTGAAAAGGAATTTCGAAGATTTTATATTTGGTTTGATTCGAATCAAAATTTAGCTGCTTCTAGGAGAGAACAACTTTTTATAGAAATGTTGGGGGGATTACATATATCAGAAGCAAATTTAATATGTGATGTAAAAGATAAAAAGTTACAAGAAAAATATCCTTCAATCACAGAAAAATTAGTTAGAGAAACATTCCCTGATTTATTACCTGCTGCTATAATAAAAGAAAAGACTAAGAAAACAAGAGTTAAAACTTAAAAGGAAATGTGATGAAATTCTTAAATTATGGTAAATCTAAACAAAGTAGAAAACTTGGCATTAATCCTTATTCTAAACGTAAAATATTGCCTGCACATTTGCAAGGTGATCTAAATGCAAAGAAAGCCACACTTGAAGTATCTGGAGTATTTCCTAGAGAAACTAAAAAGATTCCAAGTCTTAATTCAAAAGACTTTTCCCCAGCGCTTAAAAAAGAGAAAAATGTCTATACCGGTTCGAGTGTTGTTGGCGTTAGTACTCTTCATAAGTCTAATCCCGTTCCCATTTTTA